GTCGCAGACCAAAGACCTTTCAGACTTTGGACCCGCCCCCACCCGGTCCAGCGTTCCAGGGATGGCTCGCATCGATGGGCAAGCCATCGAGTCCGGCGCCAGGCATTAGCCGACCGTGCTCCTCGCCCTGCTTCACGCGGTCGTGGCAGTCGCGGCAGAGGGCCTGCCAATTGGTCACATCGAAGAACAACTGTTCATTGCCCTTGTGGGCTTTGATGTGGTCGACCACCGCGGCCGCGGTGGTCCGACCCTGACGCCGGCAATACTCGCAGAGCGGATGCTCAGCGAGGAACAGCGCCCGGCCCTTGCGCCAACGTGCGGTGTGGTAGAGACGACGCCAAGGCCTATCGCCCGGGCCCGACCATGGGGGGGAAGTGGTCGGGCCCGGGTTATTTGCCATTCGCTTTACAGCTCGCTCTCTCTACGGGGTGCATAGGTCGCCCGCACGCGAACCGGCCCTAGTGAATGGGGAGGTGTTGCCGGTGGGCGGGCGATTTAAAACGAGAAAGCCCCGCGTCTGCGGGGCTTGGGGATTTTCCTTCGGGGACGGTTCGGGAACCCATCGGGTTCCCGTCGCCTTCTCTATGCGGAAGGGGCTTAGCTCAAGTTGTTGGGTCACTTTATACACCAGACCCACTACATCTTGCAATACCCGCCCAAATTGGCCGTCCACGGCGGATGAGCGTGACGTCCTGCGCACGCAACGATTCGGTGACCATCTCGAGGGCTCGCGCCCAATACGATCGGTACTGCTCGCGCGGCAGCTTGAACATGTCGCAGAGCGAGTGTCGCGACGCGCGATAGACGTAGAGCTTCTTCAGGAAGATCCGTGCGGCCTGGCAGCGCAAGGCCACGACTGCTCGCTCGACGATCTCCGCGTCCAGGCTATTGATCGCCTGGGTTATCCGATCGCAGGCCTGCTCGCCTTCGCCGAGCCGTGGCGGCACGTAGCGATGTTCAACGCTCGCGCAATGGCCATTCGCCCCGCTCGAGACATGAGCCCAGCGGCCCCAATTGTCCATGCGCGCATTGAGCTGCGCGAACTGTCCCTCTGTCATGTTTTTCCCCGTTTCACTGTAAAAACCTCCTACCCGTAGTGCCTTCGCTGCCTTCGCCTCGCCTTCGCTCCTCTATCTCTTTCTCTCTAAAGAGAAAAACATGAAGCGAATGACGCGAAGGCACGCGCGCGCGCGATCGGGCGTGTGCGTGCGCGCCCGCACATGTGTTACGCGCGCGTAGAGAGCCTTCGCCTCCTTCGCGTGAGCGCAAGTCTTTGAATCATTGGACCGAAATAGGCGAAGGCACTCATGGGATAGAGCCTTCGCCTGACCCTTCGCCAGCCTTCGCTTCGTTGTCGTAGGCCCAGTCTCGGAGCCTCGAACGGAACTCATGGATGTGCAGGCCGAGCGCGTCCTGCTCGGTTTTGCCACTAGGCGGCAGCCAATCCGACGGCAGGTACACAACGCCCTCGGTGATGCGCTCAATTGATGCGTCCCAGACCCGATACTTTTTCCGGACTGTTGGCACGCATTTGCGCAACGACGATAAAAACACCGCCTCGCGCGCTGGGCTGCGCTCACCGCGCTCATCGCAGAATTTCCGATAGGCCCGATACGCGTCGAGCGTGGCGCACGGCGCGAACGGCACGGGCAGGTCGCCAGCCTTCCAGGCGACCTCGAAGCGATCGAACGATTCCGCCGAGGCCTCCATCAGGTCCGACTTCGCCTGCGTCATCGGCGGCTTCGTGTGCTCATTAAACGCGCCGAGATCGCGCGCGAGCAGCTGCTGAAATAAGCCCGCGGCGCCGCCGGCGTCGAGCTCGGCGGCCACCGCAGCGTAGAACTCGGCGGGCTTCTCCTCGCGCGGCGTGTAGAGCACGCACATGCGCCGGTCCTTGCGGCCGAGAGAGAGCGGCACGGTGAAATTCGAGAGGAAAATGAAGTTTGCGTGATTCGCCTCTTCGCGCAGCGGCAGATTCTTCTCGTCGACCTGCCAAGTCGCCTCGGAGATCCATTGCCGCAGCTGCCCCTCGGCGTGTTTCAGCTCGGAGCGACTGATGACCTCATTGCCGATGACCAGGAGCTTGCGCGAGCCCCATCCGTTGAAGCGGAAGAATTCGAGCTGCGCCTGACCAATCTCGGTGCAGTACTCGCCATAGATTTGGCGCAGGGCCTTGAATAGAAGATTCTTACCGGCGCCCGGGAATCCATGGAATAACAGCGCCGTCTGCATTTTCGCGCCGGGATGCTGCAGCGGGAACGCCAGCCAATCGAGGACCCAATCCGTCAGCGGCTTTTCATCGCCGCGCCCGTCTTCGGTGCTGCAGAGATGCTCGAGCAGTTCGACCAGCTTCTCGCAGGGCGCCGTCGCCGGCTTGAGCGGAAGGCCCTTGTACATGTTGATTGTGCCAGCGCGTGCATCATTGCCAGGCTCGAAGACCAAGTCGCGAGCGTGTACCGTGCGCCGCACCGGATGCCCGAGCCATTTCTTGACGCGATCGCGTGCCGCGGCGGCGCGCAGGGGCGCCATGCCGATGATGTGCCCCTTCCGCTCGTCCCAGATCGTCTCGGTCCCATAAATTAGGACGTAGTGCTTGAGCAGATCGGGCAGGGTTGGCCGCAATTCATCGACATTTGCCGCCGCGGCCTCGCCCAGCACCTCGAGCGCAAGTGCGCCGAGGCGTTCCTCGGCCAGCTCGAGCAATTCCTCGCTCGAGCGCCCTTCCGGATTGAACCCCATCGCCGTAAGCGCACGGCCGAGCGCAATGAATCGGCGTAGCCGTGAACGCTCGACGACCACCTCGCCGTAGCGAACGACGTTCTGAAGACTGTAGGTTTCGGAGGCGAGAAGACCGATATAGCTCGAGCCGCCCGCCGGCTCGAGCAAGCCGCGATCGCGCAAATACTCGGCGATCGTCAGGAAATCACAAGCCTTACCGCCTTTGATTATTTCCTGAATGGCCCGGTAGATGACCTGATGCTCGGAGCGGTAGAAATCGTCGGCGAGCAGCGGCAACTGCTCGAGCTCGCTCAGCGCCCCATTGTTGAGCAGTAGGCCGCCGAGGACCGATTGTTCAGCCTCGACGGAGTGCGGCGGCTCCTTGAATCCCTTGCGGGCGGGCGCCCCGCGGCTCGTCTCGGCGGCCATCAGGGACGCAACGCATTCAACGCGCGCAACAGCCGGCGATAACCGCCCTCGCCTCGCTTGTCGCGCACGTGACGCAAATGCGTAGCGCGATCGGCCGAGCTCAATGCAGCGGCCCAGCGCGCCTCGAACTGCAGGAGCCGTGCGTGATTGGCACAGACGTCGGCCCACCATTCGGCGTCGGAGGCCCATTGCCGGAGGCCGCCAGGCGCAGGCGTAGCCACCGAATCCTCAACAATGAAAGCTCGATCTCGGCGGTCACCGTGGACTCGCGCAGGATCTCGAGCGTCTGCTCCGTTCGGCGATGTCTCCGGGTCAGGAGCCAGATCTGGAAAGAGAGCCAGTGCCTGTTGAGCCATGCGATCATCGCCTCCCCTTCCGAGATTGAGATTCAGATGAGCGCAGACGCGGAGACGCTGAATGTCGTGCAACAGGTTTTGCGCGGCGTGGTCGTTTCATTGGCGATGCACCGCCAGGACGACATGGCCAGACTTGGGAGCGCTTTAGAAGCTTTCGCCATTCATCAGCGGTTAGAGCCAATGGCGAAGCAGATGCTGCTCGACCTCGCGATGGGATGTAATGTCCTCGGCCGCGCGAAGACAAATCCGTCCTGAATAGAGAAGAAGCGAGCCATCGCGAAATATCCCTCGAGCGAAGGATGCGCTTCATAGAAATTGGATCCCGATGACGACGGCCGCGGCGAGCAGAATGAACCGCGGGAACCAGCGGTCGGCCAACCGCTCGAGCGCCGAGCGCGGATAGGCGGTCCCCTCCTCGCTCATGCGACGGAGCGCAGCCGCGGCTTCAGAGCATCGACCTGATCCAGGAGCGCCCTCAGTTCCCCGCTCTTCTCGAATAAGGCGGCCTGCAGCGCCGCCGCCTGTTCAGCCGGCGTCACCGGCACCGGCCTCGTATGGCTCAGCTGATGGCAGGCGTAGTGCAGCCATTCGAAGCGGCCCGTGAACTGGGCGATGAAAATGTGCTGATCAGCCGTCAGCCGCTCGCTCCGATTCTCGTTCAGGGCGTTCGACAGGGCCGTGCGGGCCGCGTCGACGGTCTTGTCGGGCCAGAGGGCCCGCGCGACCTCCTTAATTTCACGCCCGGAGGCCTGGATGGCGTGTTTTGTGGCCGCCTCGCTCGATTCGAAGAACGGAAACGCTTCCTGGCTCATCCAAACCTCTCCAAAAGAATTGGAACGTGTTGGAACGACGGGCTCCGGGCAAAAAAAGAGACTGACGATGTGGAAAACATGCTTTCAAGCGGCCTCACGCCGCTGCCGCAGCAATCGGCCCGGGACCGTCAACCCTTTGCGAACAGCAGCAGCGATAACTCGATCCGCGATTCGGGAGGGAAGCACTGGCGGCCAGCCGCTGACTGATTGAATGGAAATGCCAATCGCGGTGGCGGCGGCCGTTGGCGTGCCCCCCAAGAGTTCGATGGCCTCGGACTTCTTCATGGAACGAAGCTTAGGCATTCCTAAGCATGAAGTCAAAGCCATCACTAAGGCCAATGCGAATAGCTTCATTCGCATGCCTCCAAATAATTTATTGTCCGATCGCATTCGCATCGCACTGAATCGCGCCAGGCGACAGCCTGCCCAACTCGCCGCGGCGTGCGGAATTAAGCAGCCCTCGGTATCGGGTTGGCTCAGCGGTGAAACAAAGAACCTACGCGGGAAGAATCTCTATAACGCAGCGACATTCCTCGGCGTCAGTGCGCGTTGGCTGGCAACCGGCGATGGCCCGATGACAGGCCCCGAAGCCCAGGGCGGCGGCTTGGATATTCCCTTGCTCGAAAAATGCTGGCTGACATTGGAGCGCAGCATTCGGGGGTTCCAATCGTTGTCGACCCACGCCAGAGCCCAGATGCTGGGAACGCTCTATGAATTCGGCCGGAAAAGCGGCGGGCTCGCATTGGATGCGGCGGCCGAGCTCATTCAACAGGAACAAACCAAATCGAGCCCGCCGGATCACGCCTGATTCAGGCATAACTTGACAGCGTTACTAAGGCAAGCCTAACCTCGGCCCCAGTAACGGCTCATCCCGAGCCGATAGTGGGAGCCCAGATGGCCAATGCAACTCTCGAATCCGCGTCGAACTGGCTAGTCCGGAAGACCGATGCCCGTCGCGCTACGCGCATCGCCCAGGAAGATATCGATGCGATGCAGCGCAAATTCGCGCTCACCGATGAGGAATCTCAAGAGGCCCACGGTTGGGCCGAGGACGAGCTCGCCGACCGGTGTGATGACCATCCCCTCGATATCGCCGCGATGCAGGATCGCGAGGATCAATGCGCAGGGATTGATACGCCATGGTGGAGACACCCATGAGCGGAGTTTCGCCTGCGAAAGTCGCCCCCGCCCCAGTCGCCCAGCTGCTCGCCCTCGACCAGCTGATTGCCGACCCCAATCAACCCCGCAAGACCTTCGACCAGGCCGCGCTCGAGGATCTGGCCGCCAGCCTCCGCGCTGAAGGGTTCCTGCAGCCGATCCTCGTCAAACCAAATGGCAAGGGCCACATCATCGTCGACGGCGAGCGGCGCTACCGCGCCGCCAAGCTGCTCGGCCTCAAAGAGGTCCCGGTCTTGGTCCGGGCGGATCTCAAGGACCAGGACGTCACGGCGCAGCAGCTCGTCGCCAACCTGCAGCGCGCCGACCTGACCCTGGCCGAGCAATGCGATGCGGTGGCCAAGCTGGTCAAGCGCCTGAACGGGCCCGAGGGCAAGGGCGGCCAGACCCGCGCCGCCGCTCAGCTCGGCAAGAGCGAAGCTTGGGTCAGCAAACGGGCCGGCATCATTGCCGCACCGGTCGAAGTGCAGCTGCTGGTCAAGAAAGGCTCGATCACGGACGTCGAGATCGCGGCGGGCTTGACCGAACTGCATCAGGTCGCGCCGAAAAAGAACTTCGACAGGATGGTCGAGCAGGTCCGTGCCGGCGAGGACAATTATGGCGCCAGCATCACGCGCGAATATGTCCGCGACGAGGTCGCCGACGCCAAGGATGAGAAAAAACGCCGCGAGGCCGCAGCCGCCCAGGCCGAAAAGGATCGCAAGGCCGGCAAGAAGGCCAAGCCGGTCGACAGCTGGAAGGCCCAGCAAGCGCGCGAGCAGGCGCAGAAAAAAACGCGCATCGAGCGCTGGCAGGCGATCGGCCCGGTCATCAAGAAATTCAGCGAGCTGCTCGCGAAGGCCACCGGGCTCGTAATCGACGGGCCCAGCTATGACGGCTACAGCGTCCCGATTCCGCCGGCCTCGATCGACGGCCACAAGTTCACCTGGCGCTTCAGCGGATCCGGCGCGCTGGCCAAGCAGATTGCTTCCAAAACCGGCCTAACGCTCAAGCTCGAGCATTCCCTCCAGAACCTGACGCCCGATCAGGCCGCGAAGATCGAGCAGGTGCTGGGCCGCAAGCTTGAATGGCGAGTCGGCTGGGGCCGCCATGAACTGACCGGCAAACAACTCGTCGCCGCCGCGGCGAAGGCCGGCACGAAGCTGCAGATCCCGGAGCTGCCCAAAGCCCAGGCCAAGCCCACGCCGAAAAAGGCGGCGAAGTGAGCGCCGCCCCGTCGAGCGCGCCGCTCAAGGATGCGCTCGTCGATGCGATGTACAAAGCGATGTTCGATCGCCCACGCGACGCGACGAGCGCCGCCTACAAAGCCGGCGCGCGCGCCTGGATTAAACGCGTCGTGCTCGGCCATTCCGTGCGTAATCCCTACAGCCCCGGCACGGCCGAATGCGATGCATTCTGGAGCGGCAAAGACGGCGCGATCGCATCACTCGACGCCGCCGGATTCAAGTCGCGCGCGCCGCTATTGGATGAGAACCGCGCGTGATTGCGAGCTGCGCGAAGTGCCATCAGCTCTGGGACGCCCCGAGTGAGGAAGACGCCAACCGGCCAGGCAATACCTGCCCCAGCTGCTGGCGCGATGGCTGGCGGCCCGACGGAATCGGAAATGTGATTTTCGAGAAACGGGAGACGACCGCCCAATGGCCATGAGGATTGTGTGGCGGACCAGGGCCGAAGCGCAGACCGCCGTCGCGATGATGAAAGCGCGCATGGCGATCATGGGCACCGCGGTCGCCGATGCGCTCAACGAAGCACAGCGCGATATCCCGGATTGCCGTCGCATCGTCGAGCTGCTCTCAAAGGCGCGCGCCGCGCATACCAAACCCCTGCAGATGGAGACTTTATGAGTTCCGTCCCCGCCCATAAGCCCGCTGATCTGAAGACAGCGCTCGACGCATACGCCGACGCCCTCGGGCGCGTCCATGACCTCGAGCAGCAGCGTCGATTGCTTGATAACCGAATTCGCCAGGCCGGTGCCGAGTGCTGGGAAACGCAGAAGATCGCCGCGAAGGCGCTGCGGCATCAGGAGGGCGCGGTCGTGCACCGCGGCCGCTCGTGGAAAGTGCGGGAGCGGACGGACGTCATCGACTGCGAAGTCATTCAGGTCAACCTGGACGCCGCGGCGCGCGCCGCCGATGGCGAGGCGACGGACCTCTCACTGACGCAGCCACCGTCGGAGAAAGCAGCATGATCGACCCGCTCAAGAACCTTCGCGTCGTCAGTGCGCCGCCGACCGTGATTCGCGATCGCAAAGGCCGCCTGGTAATTATCGACGATGCGGTGCTGGCGCCGATGCGCAACGAGATCCCGGTCGACGAACCCCTGCAGGTTGCTGAGCGGGCCGAGCGGCGGGCCGCATGAGCGACGCCCGCATCGTCTCGAAACAACTGCAATCAATTGCAGCCGACCTCGGCGTCCGCCTCGAGCAATTGACCGGGCATCGCGTCGCATTCTCCCTTTTCGTTTGGACGGACGGCCGCGCCAGTTACATCAGCACCGCCGCGCGGCATGAAGTCATTGCGGTGCTCGAGCAAATGCTCGCCGGCTGGCGCAAGGGCATGCCGGATGTGCCGGCCCATGAGGTCGACTGAATGCGCCGCTTCTGGTGCGAATGCGGCACGACCGTCGAAGCCCAGGTCGAGTATCGGAATGACGCCTATGAGGCGGAGTTTTTCGATTCTCAGGATCTGATGCCGGTCGAGCGCTGCCCCAGCTGCGACGAGCAACTCTATCCGATGTTTGTCGAGGGAACACTCAGCGATCGGCCGCCGGAGCGGCGGCTGCGCATTGTAGGAGGACACTGATGGCGACTCTTGTTGAAATCGTGAACGAAGTTCACCTCGAGCGGATGCGCCAGATCAGGGAGGAAGGCTACTCCCTCAAGCATGACGACGAGCATGACCCCGGCGAGATTTGTGGCGCTGGCGCCGCGTATGCGCTCAATGCAGCCTGCCTGCTGCATCCGCTCAATGGCACGGCCATCGAGGATCCCACCCTGGTCGGCTTCCCGCCGAACTGGACCTGGAAGCCGAAGGGCCCTCGCCGCGATTTGATTCGCGCAGCGGCTCTGCTCATCGCTGAGATCGAACGCCTTGACCGCGCGCGGCCGCCCTCCGACCTGTGAAAAAGGCAAGAACATTCATCGGCTGGACTGAGGCAAAGCCGACGATGCCGCTCCTCATTACGAGCAAGGAGTTCCCGGGCGACATTCGGGTGCGCGTTCATGTTGCCCCGTTGCAATCCAATCATTCCAAACCCCGGAAGAAAAACCGGAAGGAGTAATTCGTGGAGAACGTTATCGAATTGGGCGACCTCGCGAAGGACCGGATTACCGGCTTCGAGGGCGTCGTGTATGGAATCACGACCTGGCTGAATGGCTGCCAGCGCATCACGCTGGCGCCGCGGGCGCTGGGCGAGCATGGCCGCCTGCCATCGACTGAGACTTTCGACATCGAGCAGGTCGAGCTGGTCAAGAAAGCCGTCGTCACAACTGCCAAAGGCCAGCGCGCCGAAGTCGCGCGCCGCAAGGAAAGCGGCGGCCCGATGCCGAATGTCCCGCAGCGCTAGGGCGAGGCTGTGACCAAAACCGAAATGCTACTGCGCGGCGTCGACCACATGCAGAGCTTCTGCGCCGTGAACGCCCTCGCCGTTCCGGAGGTCAACGCGCGCTCGCGGGACGATTGGCATGTTGATGCCTGCGCCTATTATCGCCCGGTCAAAATCGAGATTTGCCCGGAGGCGTGCGCGGCAATTGGCTCAGTCGGGCGCGCGTGGTCATTCCCAGGCTACTCCGTCGATAGAACCCCGTTCGGCGTCATCGCCCACGAACTCGGGCATCACGCCGATCATTCGAGATCCGAAAGACGCGGCCCGTATTTCGGCGACTACAGCATCAAGATGCGCGCCGCATCCAGCGAGCAGCCTCTAACGTCCTACTGCCCGAACGATGCGGAGTGGTTCGCCGAAATGTTCCGGCTGTTCGTGACGAATCCCGACCTCCTGCGCTTGATCCGGCCGACGACCTTTGAATTGATCGCCGCGGATTTTCTCCCGTCGATTACAGCGGGATGGGATGTCGTTCTGCAGGGAGCGCCCGCGCGGACTATCGAGGCCGCGAAGCGAAAGATAGAAGACGTCGGCAGGCGGCAGCGCCTCATCTGAGGGGGATGGAAGTGATCTATCGAGTGACGTATCAAAGCATGACCGCGTTCTATGGTCCGACATTCATCGAAGCTGAGAGCGAGGCCCACGCGCGGCGCAAGTTCGCTGGCGATGCGTTCCGCCAAGAGGAAATGTGCCTGATCAATGTCAAGCCATCGAGCATGCGCGAAGCGATGGCCCACGCTTCACCTCACGGAGATTGAAGGCCATGCCCTCTGATATCAGTCCAGCGGAGCGGTTGCTCGGAAGGCTTTCCGTATTTGGCGGCATGACGGCAGGCGGCGGAATCATGTGGCGACCAAACGGACTGAATCGCGCCGTTGAATTATTCGAGCTTGCCGCCGACGCCATCGCCGAAGTCCGCCGGCTTCAAGCCGAACGAGCTGCCAGCCGATCCGCTGAGCTCTCGGCGCAGCAGCAAGCGCAGCGCCTGATTGTCCAGACCGATCGACGGGCCAGGACGGAGGCGACCCAAGCCGAGCAACTGCGTCAAAGCGGGCTGGTGAACTATTTGATCGGCGCGCTCAAAGTCATCGAGGCCAAAGGCCGCGCCGGCGAATCGGCAGCGGTTCTCGCGCAGATTGCCAGCGATGCATTGGTGGCGAGGCCCCAATGAAGGCGCGCCCGATCCTGATGCATGCGCGATCGATCCAGAACCTGCTCGCAGGGCGCAAGAGCCAGACCAGGCGGATCGTAAAGCCGCAGCCGAAGCGAAGATGGCTGGCAGAGATGTTCGACGGCTGCGCGCTGTTCTCGCGCCCGGGCACGCTGGCCGGCGAATTCACCCAGGCGGTGAAATGCCCATACGGCCTCGTCGGCGATCTGCTCTGGGTGCGCGAGACTTTCGCACCGAATAGGGTCCTGCCGATGTCCCATCGCGAGCCAGGCGAGTTTATCTACCGAGCGGATCGCGACCCGGAAGATGGCGGCGTGAAGTGGTCAGCAAATTGGAAGCCGTCGATTCACATGCCGCGCCGGGCCTCGCGCCTCACGCTGCAACTGACCTATGTGCGCGTCGAGCGCGTGCAGGACATCAGCGATTGGGACGCCTACGCCGAGGGCATTAAGGACGGCGATGCTCCTGCCAGCACTCCATGCCAGCAATTCGAGCGACTCTGGAACAATACCAACGGCCCCGGCGCGTGGAAGCGCAATGATTGGACGTGGGCACTCTCCTTCGAAGTCCTGCGCAAGAACGTCGATGCGGTGCTCGCGCAATGAGTGTCGGCGTCGTCAGTTGTGCGGGCTCAATTTGGGTCTATGAATTGAGCGAGCGCGGCAACCTGGTAAAGGTCAATGAATTCGGGAAGCCCGCGCTCCCTCGAGGCACGCCGCTGAATGCGGATCTGGCCGAGGCGATCGAGCGCGATATTTCCCATCAAAAGGCGAAGGCCGGTGCCGATTCGCCCTGAGAACCGCGCGCGCTATCCGAAGGACTGGAAAGCGATTAGCGCGCGCATTCGCCGCCGTGCCCGGAATCGCTGCGAATGCCGCGGCGAGTGCGGCCGCGGGACGCATAAGGGGCGCTGCCCAAATCGAAACGGCAAGCCGGCTTATGGCTCCAGCTCGATCGTCGTGCTGACGACCGCGCATCTCGATCACACGCCCGAGAACTGCAGCGATGACAACCTGAAATCGATGTGCCAAGGCTGTCATCTGCATTACGATTCCGAGCATCACGCGCAGACGCGCTACGCCACCTGGCGCGAGGGCAGAGCCCTTGGCGATCTCTTCGAATGAGCGCGCCCGAGCGTCGACAGCCACCGCTGCATGCGACGCGGCCGGCGCTGTTGCGTCTGGCTCGAATTCTAGGAGCCCAGGCTGCCCGCGAATATCTGGCGGCCTGCAAGGCCGGCAAGAATAACGTAGAGCCGACGCTTCAGAGTTCTGCGACAAAGCGTTAGAGTCGGCCCCCATGCGAACGGCCGCCTATGCCCGCTTCAGTTCTGATCAACAGCGCGCCGCGTCGATCGATGACCAGCTGCGAAATATAGGCGAGCGCTGCAGGCGCGAGGGCTGGCCAGCACCGCGGGCCTTCGAGGATCGCGCGATGACAGGCGCGCGCCACGATCGTCCGGGCTACCAGGCGATGCTTGCGGCGGCCGAGGCCCGGGAATTTGAAGTCCTGCTGGTTGACGATCTCTCCCGCCTTTCTCGCGACGAACTCGAAAGCAAGCGCGCCATTCGCGCCCTGCGCTTCTGGGGCATCCGCGTCATTGGCGTATCCGATGGCATCGACACGGATCGGAAGGGGCACAAGATCGAAGTCGGCCTGCGCGGCCTGATGAGCGAACTTTATCTCGACGAACTCGCGGACAAGACCCATCGCGGGCTGATGGGGCGAGCATTGGCCGGCAGCTCAGCGGGCGGGCTGCCGTTCGGATATCGCGTCGCCGGCGCCGGGCAGCGCGTCATTGACCAGGCGCAGGCGGCCGTGGTCTGCCTCATCTTCACGCGTTACGCATCCGGGCAGACACCTCGAGCGATCGCCGCGGATCTCAATCGCCTCGGCACGCCAGGGCCTCGAGGCGGCAGCTGGTGCATGACGGCGATCTACGGCGACTGGCGGCGCGGCATCGGGATCCTCGCGAACCCAATCTATCGCGGGCAGATGATCTGGAATCGCTCGAAATGGAGCAAGGATCCATTCACCGGCCGCCGGCGGCGCAGCGAAAAGCCGGAGTCGGAATGGGTCAGCGTCGAGCATCCCGAGCTGCGGATCATTGATGAGGATCTCTGGAACGCGGTGCAGCGACGGTTCGCCGAAGTGAACGCGCGCACTCAAGGCCGCAGGAATCCGGGCGCGAAGCCGAAATATCTATTAAGCGGCCTCATGAAATGCGGCACCTGCGGCGCGTCGATGGTTGTCGTCGATCGGTACCGCTACGGCTGTGCGGCGAACAAAGACCGCGGCGCTGATGTTTGCGACAACGGGATCCGCGTCGCTCGAGCTCGAGCTGAGGCTGTTCTCCTGCAGGCGGTTCGCGAGGAATTGCTCAGCGCCGAGGCCTATCGCGCATTCGAAGCCGAGGCCAGGCGCGTGCTGCGCGAGACAATTCCGGACCCAAAGGCGGCCCATCGGGAGCTCGCCGAGGCCCAGCGGATTCGCGCCAACCTGGTCGAGAACATCCGACAGGGCGTCGTCTCGCCGACCGTGCGAGCCGAGCTATTCAAGGCGGAGGGCGCCGTAGCCACCGCCCAGGCCGCGCTCGAGCAGCTACAGCGCTGCGGGCCGACCCAGCTGCTCCCCCGCGCCCGGGAGACGTGGGAGCGCCTGGTGCAGCAATTAGACCGGGTTGACGACGTCGACGGCGCCAGGGCGGCGCTGCGGGAGCTGTTGGGCGAGATCCGGCTGGTACCGGAAGCCGGGCGCCTGGTGGCCGAAATGGCCGGCGGCGTCAGTGAGATTGGGATGGTAGCGGGGGCAGGCTATGGACTCAATCTCATCGCCAGCCCGCTACGGCTACCGCTATAAGGGCGCGCATTCTAACCTCAGAACCCTAAAAGAAAAAGAGCCCGCCCCTTTCGGGGCGGGCGTTCTTTCGCTTGCGAAACCTACCAGGCCCAGCCGATCAGGACGCGTGCCTCCGAACCTCCCTCGCGTAATGCGCTCACTTCGACGCCGAAACGCAGGCGCCAGATGTCGCGGTGCACGAAAACACCATAGGCCTGCTGGCCCGCATAGCTGACGCCGGCAGTCCATGGCCTCGGATTCGCGATCGCGATAGGCTCACCGCTGACGATCGGGACATCGACCCCGCCGGTAATGCGCCCATCCGGGCTCGAGGCGATGACACGCTGGCCACCCTCGCGATCGCGGACCACGCTGAGATCGAGCTGCACCGGCGGACATGGCGCAGCGTAGGGCAGCAGCGTGAGGCTAACGCGACGCGTCTCCTTCGTGCCGGGCGGGATCTCATGCGGAGGCGCCGGCAACATCTGCGGCACCACCGCGCGCTCGAGCTCGAGCGAATTGTCCGCCTGGCGTTGCTCTGGGCGCGGGGGTTCGGCGCTTGGAGCCCTGCCCCAGATGAACCAGCCAATCCCGACGCCAATGAACAGGGACAGCATCGCTGCAGCGCCCAACTCCGCGCCCACGAATCTGTCGTTCATCTTATGGCGCGCGATCAGGCCAGATCAGATCGAACAGGAACTTCCAGAACCGGCTAAGCAGCGCGCGCATACACATCTCGATCGACGATCGTGATCCAGACCTCGTCGCCGCGCAGAATGGCGTCCCGCACGCGCGGGTAGAGACGTTGGTAGGCGAGTACGGAACTCGCGACCGAACCGCCGCCGTCCGGATTCATCAGCGCCGTGAGCCCGACCAGGATGCAGCCGTCGGTATCACGGGCGTCATTGCCGATATGGATGTAGACGTATTCAAAGCCAGGCACGTCCTGCAGCCAGAGCATTCCTTTATGGAACTCCGGCCCGAAGCGCTTCAGATATTGCTCATGCATGCCGCCTTCGGTGCGCAAGACGATTCGATATCGCCGGCCATCGCCCGGGATGCGCGTCTCGTGCACAACCTTCTCGGCGCGGTATTCGTCCTCGCAGGTCATGCATGCAAAGCGCTCATCCACCAAAAGCGCGCCGACCGTGCTATTGGCGTCGGAGGTTAAGCGTTCGGCGACGAGTTGCACGGTTATGCCGGCGTGAGCCGATATTCGCCCCAGGCGCTTCCGCTCCATATCGCCTGGACGATTTCAGTGGGGCTACCGGATCCGCCGCGCAGCACCACGTGCATCCCCTTCTGTCGCGCGCCCATGACGATCGGCGAGCCATTTGAATCGCTGCCGGGAACAAAGCGCCACCCGCCGGCCGTATAGATGGCCACGCAATTCGCGCGCCCCGCCCAAGCGCCCGTCGGTGCTGCGCCGACGATGAAAGCATCGCCATCGAGCGCCGCCGGCGGCGCATTCTGTCCGCGATCGATAACGCCATTGAGCAGCGCCTGCAGCAAATAGAGCGCTTCGTTGTGCGTTACCTCCGGCTGCGCCTGTTGCAATGCAATGAAGGGCAGGCCGAAGTCGGCTGAGGTCGTCATACAGTGAACTCCGCAGGATAGCCGCGCCCGATCGTGGCGCTGATCTGATAGACCCGGAATGTCACCGGGCTGCCGGGCGCGAGGCCGTCGGCGGTTTGTTCGGCAGCTGTGTACTCCACGCTCGGCGTATTCGTCGTCAGCGTGCGGGCGATGTCAGGGCTGCCGCCGACGACGACGTCGACCTCGTATGCCTCGAGGGCCTCGCCGACGGGCACCTCACCGCCGCCGAGAGTCGGCGGAAATTGGCGATTGCGCCGGGCCCACGTGAGCGTGAGATTGTTCGCGCCATCGCGCGCGCCGGCGCCGTGCACCCCACTGCGCGGCTTGAGCCGCTCGCCGGTCGCCGTGAAGACGAACGGTACCGAGTCTTCCTCGTCCTGCCCGAGCGCCAGCGCCGTGTAGAAACGCTCGAGGCCCCACTCGCTTTGACCGTAGTCGACCGTCCCCAGACCATCCGTCGGAATGAGCACGACCGCATCACCGACAGCATGCGAGCCGACGTAATGCTCGGTGCCGCGGCGGCCACGCAGCAGGCCGGAAAGATCCCAGGTTGTCCCGCTGCGGCGCTGCGCGGTGGTGAATTGGATCAGCTCGCCATTGCGGCCGCTCGCGCTGCCGACCCAGAGCAGATTGAGCATGGCATTGCCGAGCACCTGGTCCTCGGTCAGCGTCTCGAGCTCGGCGTCGACATTGAGCAAGTCGACGCTGATGGTATTCAGCCGATCCCAGATATCTGTCGGCCCTGAAGGCAGCAGCGCGAGCGCGATGCCGACTGTATTGCGGCGCTGGCTATAAGCGGCCGTCTGCCACGTTGCGCCCTGGTCGACGCTGCGCTCGAGCGTCGCCTGCGACCAGCTCGCGCCGGCCGTATCGAAGGCGCAATGGAAGCCGCTGTCGTCATCGTCGGTCGTGAGCATTGGCGCGTTGATGAGCCGCGCCTCGATATCCTCGTAGATGGTCGGATTCTGCTCGAAGACGTAGACCGCACCGCCAGGCATGTTCCCTTCGTAGGCGACAGCGTCTTCGCGCGCAGCGGCGATCTCGATGATGCCGTCGTCGCCACGCTGCACGTCCAGGGCCCGGAACACCGTGTAGCCGCCGGGCACCTGCGCGGCAAAAAGATTGCCGGGCTGGAGATGCCCGTACTTCGGCGACGTGCGCATCGGACGCACCTGCTCGCGCGTGAGCCAGCCCTCCCAGAGCATGCGCTCGGCAACTGCGCTCGCCTCGTCGCCCGTCAGGGTGATGGCCACCTGCTCGTTCAGAACCGATGCGGAATCCCCGCCGGCGCGGCGCGCAGTCTGCGTGCCCTGCTGATAGCCGTTATCCGGATCGGTGTAGGTGAGCGATGCCTCGCTAGGCAGCTCATGGTTCGGCAGGCGCTCGATGGGGAACACCGCCAGGCGATTCTCGTCCGGCCGTCGCGCACCCATGTCCTCGAGCGGGATGGTGCAGACCGGCGAGGTCTGCCGCGGCGTGAAGCGGACCTGCCCGTCCTGATCGCAAGCGTCGAACGGGTAGACCTTCATCAGCGGCACGATGGCCGAGAAGGCGTTCCTGGCGGAGCCAACGGAATAACCGCGCAACGGGAATTCGCTCAGCGCGCCGCGCGGCACTACCTCGTCAACCGTCGCGCCGGCGCGATCGCAGATGTCGGCGAGCACCTGGTCGACAGTGTCGCCGCGCAGGCCGCTGCAGACGACTTCGATAGTCGGGATCTGATTGCCGAAGCGCCCGAGCTGCATGTCGCGAAAGACGAGATATGCCGTGCCGCGATAGGCCGGCCGATCGGCGCCCATGAAAATGCTCGTCGGTTGGTCGACCGTGCCCGGGAACCACTCCATCTCGCTGAAGTCGCCGCCGCTGAACAGGACAGCATTGCGACCACCGTGAGCGATGCCTCCGCCGCCGGAGGTCGCCGCGCCCACCTGACGGGCCAGCATCCATGGCGTGAAGTCCGGCATCAACGCCGCCTCGACGTAGGAGCTCAGGAACGGCGCGTTGTTCCTGCGCTGCATACAAAAGGCGAAGCCGCTGCGAATGGGGTTGCAGAAAGCCGCCTGTTTGCCGTCGCGGATATCGAGCTTCGCAAGATTGTCGAGCGTGCCCTGCCGCGTCCAGATGAGCTTTCCGTTCGCATAGATGGCCTCGATGTTCCGCATCGGGCCCGCACCGAGTGCAATGGCAAAGCTCGCGGTGTAGTTGTAGCTCACCTGGTAGCCGCTGAACCAATCCCCTTCCTTCTGCTCGTGCTCGACCAGGTTCGACGACCAGATGACATTGCCACCGATGCGGTTCTGCCGGCCGTAGACCAGCGGGATGGTCTTGCCATAGGTGCTGGCGCGCACATTGAGGTCGCCGAGATGCGGCCCCTCCGTGCGATTCGGGTCGATGGCGCTGCCGATCAGACCGCCGGCCAAGCCGCCGAAGTAGGCGCCAAGGGCGCCGGCGCCTGGGATATAGGCCCCGGCAACGGAGCCGACGATCTGGAGCGCTACGCTGAGGCCAGACATCAGCCGCGGTCCGGCGTGAGGTTCAGGGCGTCATCGCCCGGCAGATCCGGGAATCCGCCGAAGTTGATGCCATTGGAATAACGACCCACGCAGTCCTCGTCGAACCGCTTGCCGCACCCCGGGCGCAAGGTGTAGGTGTCGCCGATCGCGATGTCGAACGGGCACGGCTTCCAGAGCGTCACAACGCCGGCGCTCGAGCTTTTCACCTCGACCGTGATACCGGCGTTGTCGCCGGTGTTCCAGGTGAGCCGGCCGTTGCGATATACCCCCGCGGCCTCGATGCGCGCCGCATCGCCGAACTGCCGCCGGTTGGCCTGATTGACGACGTTCCTCGCCGCGATGCCGGTCACCGTGCCGGCGACCTCGAGCGCAGTCGCGTTGACGCCGCATTCGGCTGAACCGAATTCCCACCGACAGAGCGGCGAATAAACCTTCAGGAGCGGCTGCTGCTCGAGACGCGCGCCGCCGGTCAGGACGGTCAGCGTGTACGAATTCTCTTTCTGCACGACGCGCGAAACCAGCCCGCGGGTGAGCTGCCGGCCGACGCCGGTGCGCCAATCGACCAGGAAGACCTGCACGATGGCGCCGTCATAGAGGCCGCCGTAGAGGTCGCGCTCGTCGAGGGCATCGTCCGAAAGCAGGCCGGACATTTGGACGTCGCCGGTCACCTGACCGCTGGCCGACGTGCCGCTGACGGCGCTGGCTTTGAGGCTGGCGCAACGCAGATAGGTGATGCCGCCGAAGTCCACGTCCCCGTCGTGCGTGGTGAAAGCCTTCACCACGCCGTCGCGCCGCGTAATTTTCCAGCACTGCACGCGGCTGGTCGCGCATTCGAACTCTGTGTAGAGGACGAGCGCCGCGACCTGGCTGATGCGTTTGTCGGCGGGGACTTCGCCGAGCGACAGAACGGCGGCCTGCGTAGTGCGCATCGGCGGGACTGGCCCGAACATCGCCAGCAGCGCCGTTTGGGACAGGCGCGCATCGCTCGCCAAAGCCTCCAGCGCGAGCGCGGCGCTTTGAGTGACGCGTGCGTCAGTCACGCTTTACGCCGTGCGCTTGAGGCGCAGATATAACGCATTCACCTCGGCAGGAGTAAAGGGTGCGCCTGTAGCTGGGTTGATGGGGAAGACGTCGCTGTAATAGGCATATGCAGTCGTGATCGGCGTGTCGGCGCCGAGCACCTCGCTCCCGCCGGAGACGAGCCCGCTCTGAATGTTGCACGGGCCGGCATCCGTCTTCTCCGCGCGAGTCACAGCCTGCAGCGCGGAAACCGTCCCGGCCGTCGAGGGCAGATCATCGAGGCCGTAGTCGCCTTGAACCGGTGCCGTGCCCGCGCCGAGATAGGTGACGTCGTCGTCCGGCGAGGCTTCATTGATCGCCTGATAGCCGGCCATGTCGGTCGCCGGCGCGAGCGCGATCTGCACCGAGGTCCAATCCGCCGTGCCACTCAGGTTTTCGGTCTGATCGCCGGTGGCGCCGGTCGCATAGTTCAGCTGATAAGCGAGCGCAATGGCGCCGGAATTGCTGCCGCCGAAGCTGTCAGCATATTCATAGGCTAGCGTGTATCCGGATGGAGCCGTGCGGCCGCTCCCGCCATGAGAACCGTCGATGAGCAGAATGACGCAGCCGCTCTGCGAAGGCGTGATCGAGAGATGCTCGATGCTCGCATCGCTTCCGGCGTTCAAGATGCCGACCGTGTCGATCGGGTCGCCGGTTTGCCTGACGTTCCGGAATGCCTTGACCTTGCCGAGCATCGCGAGGCCAGAGGCCTTCGTCGCGGTCATGTTCGGCACGGTTCCTTCATAGCGGAACCACCAGACGGATAGGCGGCTCGTCGTCCCGCCACCATTGTCCTGAATGATCTCGTTCCAATCGGGAAGCGAGTGCGGGTTCTGGTCGGAACTATGAAGGACCGCAATCCAGAGGTCGCCTTTCTTCAGCGATGCAGGAGCGCCGAGCGTGCAGCCGGTGTTGCCGCTTACGGAAGCACCGTTGTTGTGAGCAACCTGCGCCGCATTGATGGTGAAGCCATTGCCGGAGGATTCGGCATTCGGGTACAGCGTGGCGACCTTTTTGTCGCCGATGAAGTCATTCAGCGTCTCGCCGCTGATGCCCTCATTGACCCACGCGAAGAGATCGTCCTGGGCGAATCCGGGATGACCGGCGCCGTACTTCGCCGCAGCTACTTTCGACACACGGCCAGCGCCGGTATGAGGACGGGTGTTGATGCCGGTCAGGTTGACGACGGTTATCCCGTTGATGCGAACCTCGAACGCTCCGCTGCTGACGTCGCAGTCGATGCGCGCCTCCATGTGAATCCACGCGCCAGTCGTCAATACCGGAGAGGCTGTCGTGTAAAGCAACGTCCCGGACTCCGCGTTGCCGCTGCGAATGCGGAGATTCCCGGTCGAGTCGCGATTGACCGCCACTTGGGTCTCACCGTCCGCGTCCTGGAACGCGATAAATGCAGCGTCGTCGGACTGCATGTCATGGCACCAGACCGCATGGCCGAACCCGGCGACACGATAGTCGCCTCCGTAGACCCGACTAAAGCCGCCGACTCCTATGCACCAGTCGCCCGTACGCGGCGTCAGGCCGCTTATGTCTCCGGCCTTAGCGATAGTGCCAATAGAGAGGAACGCGCCCTGAACGGCCTTGGCCGCGTCGCCGCCGTAGTGGTCGACACCGTCCATCCACTTGAGTGTCATGTCAGCAAAGCCTCGTCTCGATGAAGGTCAGATCCGCCGTGCCGCCAAGCCCGAAATCCCGCACCACACCCTCAAAGGCGTCATCGCTTTCGAAGCGAACGGGAACGTCGAACAGGAAGCCGCCGCTAATGGTGGTTCCGGCGGGCGGCGGATAGTCGAACGTCACGACGCCGCCAGGCCTGCTCACCGAATATGGCGGGAGTGAAACAATGGTCGGGCTGCCAGCCTGAGATCCCTGCAGCAGCACCGACGCGAGCACCGGCAGCTCGATCTTGCGGCTGTAGCTCTGCGCCCCGCGGCTGTAGAGCTTGACGAGCTGGAAGTTGCTCTCGAATCCGTCGGCGACCCCGAGCACCTGATCTGCTGCGCTGATGGTCGGTACGGTATTCGGCAAAACCAGCGCCACGCTGGCGAAGTCCAGCGGGTCGCGAAACGGCCAGATATGGAACGGCCCACGCATGACCAGCCAGTGGTCGCGGATGGCGTTGAAGGTTTCCATCTCGCGCACGACGTCCGGGAGATGGAACCGGTGCAGCACGTTTTCCCAGCGCTGATTGGCGGCCTCAGCGCCACTGTCCACCTGCATCAGGTCGGTGCTCCATCGAGGAGCGCTCACGCATGGGTAGGTGGCCACGCAAGCGTTGATGTACTCGTCGACGAAGCGCGTCACAGACCAAGGCCTCGCCGGCCAGCGCGTTGGATCTGACGCTGCGACGAACGGAAGCTGTCAGCGTCCGGCGTCGAGATGTTGAAGATCTGCGTCATGCCGCCCGTTTTCGACAGCTTGTCGTTCGGGACGATGTAGCCAGCCATGCTCGGCACCAGCAATTCAGGCCCGCGCTCGCCTACGATGATGGGCTCGTTCGCGCCGAACCCTCCGCCAGCCGCATGGTGCGTGGGAGCCGCGCCCGCCCCGGCTCCGATCGACGCGAACAAACTATTAATGCCGAGCGAGCTGAAGATTTGCGCGGCGGCGGCCTGCGCCACCATCTGCTGGATGACGCGCCCGAAATTCTTGAGCATTCCGTCGAGCCCATCCTTGAACGGATCGAACAGGAACTGCGCGAAAGCATCCTGCATGTTGTGCGCAGCCTCGACCCAATACTCGGTCATCGTTTTGCCGGCGTCGTGGGCCTTCTTCGTCAACTCATCAAACTGGACCTGCGCCTGCTCAACCGCGCGGCGATAGGTTTCCTGGTCAAGAATCGGGTCGCCCTGGGCATTGCGCGCGTTGCGCAATTCGCCCAGGCGCTTGATCTGCGCCGCGAACTGCTCAGCCGGAGTGCGCGTGCGCTCGAAGATGTCGGCGACCTCAGACAGGGCGTCGGCCTGTTCTTTCAGGATCTCGATGTGCTTGAGCGAGCTGGCCGCGAGCTCGAGCTGCTTGTTGTTCGCCCCCGCCATCGCCAATTTGTAGAGCTCGATCTGCGTCGCGTTCTGGCCGAAGGTTTGCTCCTGCTCCTTCAGCGCCGCAATCATTTCCTTGAGATGATTTTTTGCGGCGGTATCGTCGCTAAGCGTGAGGGCCAGATGCTTGCGCTGCCCGCTGCTCCCATCCAGGGCGCCATTGCCACGGAAAGCCGGAGGCGCGGCCGCGCTGTCACTGCTACCGAGCAGGCCAATAGCCTTTTTGGCGACGATGAAAATCGGCAAATAGCTCGCGAACTTCGCCATCGCGGAGAGAGCCGTCACCGCAGCTGAGCCGATCTTGAGAATGAGGTTTGCGAAGGAAATGATCCCGGCCTGCACTTCCGGGTCGGTCAGCTTGTCCAGGAACTTCTGCATCTGCGGCAGCACGCCCTCGGCCAGCTTGTTGCCAAAGCCGGCGGCCTGTTCCTTGAGCCTGCCGATGGTGTCATTGAAGCGGTCGGCGTCGGCGGCGGCCTTGCCGGAGATCGTTGCGCCGAAGCGATCAGATTCATCGGCAAACTTCTTGAGGCCGGCCGCCCCTTCATTGAACAGCGGGATGAGTTCCGCGCCGCTGCGGCCGAGGTACTTGATGGCCAGCGCGGTTTTTTCCGGGCCATCGGGCAACTTGGAAAACTTGTCGGCGATGTCGGCGATCGCCTGGTTCATGCTGACGCCGGCCGTCGCAGCCTCTTTCGCGAGATGCTGCAAACCGATGACCAGCGCATCCTGCGAAGTGCCGCTCTGTTTCGCGGCATAGCCAAGACGCGAGATGTCTTCAGTCGTGATGCCCAGGCGCTTGGAAAGATCGTTAGCCTGGTCGGCCGCGTCGATCTGCTTCTTGATGAGGAAGCCCAGGCCAATGGCCGCCGACGCGCCCAGCGCCACGAACGACGCACCGATGCGCCCCATGATCGCGGAACCGTCGACCTGAAAGCGCGACAGCTGACGCCGTGCCTTTTCGAGTTCCGCCTGGTATTGCGCCGTTTGTGCCTCGAGGCGCACGACCAGCTTGGCTAGATCGGCCATTTACTTTTTCCCCTTCTTTCGCGCCATCGTGCGCAGGGCAGTCAGAAATGCGGCATTGCCGCGGCTCTTGCGGGCCTCGAGTTCGCCCTTACCCACCAGCATGAAATCGCTGGCCGTTACGGTTTTTCTGGACTTGCCAAAGGCGTTCGCGGCATTGACTACAGTCGAAGCGACGATCCCGGCATGCACGTTGTCGCGCAGAGCGCCCCACGGCTCCTCTGCGTAATACGCCACCCAGTTATCGAGCTCGGCCGCGCCCAGCGTCGCCCGCAGCTCCCCGACCGTGCGCCCGAGTCCGAGCGCGAGCCGATGCAGGAAAATCTCCTGCGGGCCTAGGCTTTTGGGGGCTTGGCTTGCGCCTCCATGCCGCTCAGGTTCATGGCCTTGTCCGCGATCGCCTCGACCACATCCGGCGGCCAGTCGGCGGCCTGCTCATAGGTCTTGCAGAGCAAAGCCCCGGTGCCATCGACCGCGCACATCTGCGCCGCGATGATCTGCGCCGTGAGTGGGCTGACCTTCGCCGCCTCGAGGACAGCGGTACGCGCGCCGGCGGTGAGTTCGCGGACGAGAATCTTCTCGCCGCGAACTTCAACCGCCTCGGTTTTCAGGCTGAACATCAGTAGCTCCAGGTCACAGCGCCGCTGATCTTGAGCTGGAAGGTGATGCCAGACTTGTCACCGACCGGGGCCTTGACCTTCCAGCCACGAATCGTCGCGGCGAAGGCGAAGGTTTCCGTCGGGCTGCCGCCGATCACGACGATCCTGAAGTTGCGCGTCCGATTGGCCTTGTAGTCCTGATAAAGGTCGCGGGCGCGCTGCTCGCCGTCCTTGAAATTCAACTCGAGCGGGATCTCGAGGCCATCCGCCAGGCCGTTGCGATATTCGCGCGCGCTCGAGCAGAGCGTCGTGATATCGAGCAGCGTCTTTTCCTCGCCGAATTCGCCGAAGTTCAGAGCCGCGCAGATGTCGCTGAAATTCTCAGAACCAGCGCCGTCGCCGACCTGAAACCGGAAGTCATTGCCGATATTTGCCTCTGCGGTCATTGCCAATCTCCAAATAAAAAGCCACCCGAGTAGGTGGCCTGAGTGGGTCAACCGCGCGAGGCGGCCGTGGGGTGAATTAGGGTGCGTCGTGCCAGATCGTGAACGTCATGGAGACGCGATGCAGGCCCGGCTCGATGTCGAGCAGGTCGATTTCATTATCCAATATCGCCGTGCTGATGCGGACGCCGGCGACGCTGCCGCGGTAATCGACCAGGGCCGTGCGCACAGCATTCGCCAATGCCTCGGCGCCGGCATAGGTCTGCGCATAGCAATCGATTGAGAAGACCGAGGACATCGTCGGGCTGGTGCCGCAGAGCGTCTGCTGCCGGCCGACCCCGGTGCGCTGATAGACGATGCAGGGCTTCTTGCTCAGCCCGTCAAAATCCTCCTGCGGGATGATCTGCGGGAAAACGCGATCGCCGGCGAGATCGGCTACACCCGGATTATTCGCAAGGATAGAGACGAGCGCCTGCTTGATCATGAACGCGCCGCCTTCTCAATGCGTTCTTTCAGGGCCTTGGCGAGCGCCTCGATCTGCTGCTGCTGCGTCGCCTGGAATGCAGGGCCAAGCCATGGATGCCTGGGATATTTGGCGGTCCCGAGCTCGATGAACTGGAGCGCGTAGTACGCCTCGCGCCGCACGCCGAGCAGCGCCGCTGCGCCGCCAATGAGCTTCGTAGTGATGATCCGCAGGCTGCGCAGCGCGAAACCTGGCGAGACGAGACGGCCTTTGTAGGTCTTATGGGCGACGGTGCCGACCGGCACCGTTTCTTTCGCCCGCGAAAGTGCCGGCTTCACGGCCTGGCGCACCGCCTGCCGCAGGATCTTGCCGCCCACGGCTGGGCCAAGTGCGCGCAGCTTCCGATCGAGCTCGGCGAAGCCTTCGAGGGACATTCTCAGCTCAGGTCCACTACCTGATACAGCACGGTGATGGTCAACGTGCCGTCGCCAGTGGTGAGGTTCTGAGCGGCGGCACCTAATACCAGAGCAGAAGTAGCCTGCGCTCGCGTCAGCGATACATCTGGACCGGAGAAGATGAGTGCTCCCCCGAAAAAGGCTTTTGATTCACTCGCATCAATCAAGGAAATTGCTGTAATGGGCTGATCTATCGACACACCGCCCATCTTCAACGCGGCCCTGCCATCGTTTGGATCGACATAAGCAACCGTGCCGAACTTGTAGTCGTAGTAAACGGCGGTCGGGAAAATCGCCTTCCCCACCCCCGGAGCCGGGATGATCTCCACCGGGTTCGCAACGAGGTCCTTCAGTTGCGCGGAGGTGACGGTGATGGGGCCGGTGCTGAGCAGGACGCCGAGAGCAGACGCGGGCGCCTTCTTCGTCACACCGCCCTGAACGACGGCAACAAGTTCGGCGCCAGTGATGGTGTCGGCGGCGGGTAGCGCAGAAAGTTTGGGCATGGGTCACTCCACGAGCAGCGGTTCGCCGGCTTCGGTCAGAAGCGGTTCGCCGGCTTCGGTCAGGATTGCGTCGGCTGGCGTCGTCTCGACTTCCTCCGTCGTCGCCGCCTTCTCCGCGCGAAAGCCATCAGCCTCGCGCTGGGAGCACATCAGATGAATTTCGCGGTTGCGCTCATTGAGGTTAAGTACGGCCTCGATGTTGTAGTAGCGCGCCACGCTCGGGCTGCCAGCGCCAACCTCGATCTCATGAACCGCGCGCATCGAGGTGCGGACCCCCGGCACGTAGCGGATCCGGATGCGCGCTGATAGCGCGCCCTGAACCTGCTGCGCCGCGAAGAATTCGCGGCCTTGCAGCGGCTCGATCGACGCCGGAATCCACGGCGTGAACGGCACCCAGGCCCAGGTCGTTTCGCCGAAATCATTGCGGCTCTCCTGCTTCCGCTCGATCCTGATTCGGTGCCGCAAGCTTCCGGCCAACATTTAGGCGCAAATCCGGTGCGGATAGAGCAGTGATTCGACTGCCTGCGGCATTTCGAACGGGCTCTCGCCACGACCGAGCACCACGCTCTCGCGGTTCTCGTAGTAGTGCCCGACGAGCAACCTGATTCCGTGCCGGATCGATTCCGGCAGGTTCTCTAGATAGTCGGTCGGCGAGCCCGCACCAGGCGCGTAGCCCGCGATGTAGCGCACTCGAACCGCATTCTGCCGCCGCTGGCTGTAGGGAAACACGTAGCCGGCGATCGGCTCGATGCGAGCCGGCACCGAGTCGAGGTCGACACGATATTGGTCCGCGTCCCAGGTCTGCTCGACGCCGTCACTA